CACCGGGCGCATGCGCGGATTCACTCACAACAGGAGCACACCCATGTTCATGACCTACGAGAAACTCGTCGCCGCCGGGGCATGCAAAAAACAGGCCCTTCTTTTCAAGCAACTGTTCCCGAAGGGAGTACAGATCACCGCCGCGCTTTGCCGAGAGTACGCGGGAATGTTCGATTTCGATTGGGCCTCTCGGCTACTCCCTAATGCGCAAAGGCGTGAGTACAAGCGCGCCGAAGCGTCCGCGTGGGCTGAGTTCAATCGCACCAAAGCATCCGCGTGGGCTGAGTACGACCGCACCAAAGCATCCGCGCGGGCCGAGTACGACCGCACCAAAGCATCCGCGCGGGCCGAGTACGAACGCGTCACGGCCCCCGCATGGGCCGAGTACGAACGCGTCAGGGCACTCGCGCGGGCCGAGTACAACCGCACCAAAGCATCCGCGTTCGGAACGCAGGCGGAAACCGTGGAGTAAATCAGTCCATGCGCCCATCACCGGGCGCATGTGCGGATTCACTCACAACGGAGAAACCCATGTTCATGACCTATGAGAAACTCGTTACAGCCGGTGCCTGCAAAGATCAGGCCCTTCTTTTCAAACAACTGTTCCCGAAGGGAGTACAGATCACCGCCGAACTTTGCCGAGAGTACGCAGACACGTTCAACTTCTACTGGGCCTCTCGGCTACTCCCCGATGCGCAGAGAGGTGAGTACAAGCGCGCCGAAATGTCCGCGCGGGCCGAGTACGAACGTGTCAAAGAGTCCGCGCGGGCCGAGTACGAACGCATCATGGCCCCCATGTTGGCCGAGTACGACCGCGTCAAGGTGTCCGCATGGGCCAAGTACGACCGCGTCAAGGTGTCCGCACGGGCCAAGTACGACCGTGTGGTGGAGTCCGCATGGGCCGAGTACGAACGCGTCGGGGCACCCGCACTGGCCGAGTACGAGCGAATCAAAGCGTCCGCATGGGCCAAGTACGACCGCGTCACGGCCCCCGCATGGGCCGAGTACGAACGCGTCACGGCTCCCGCACGGGCCGAGTACGACCGCGTCACGGCCCCCGCATGGGCCGAGTACGAACGCGTCACGGCTCCCGCACGGGCCGAGTACGAGCGAATCAAAGCGTCCGCGTTCGGGATGTTGGCCGAGAGCGTCGAGTAAATCAGTCCATGTGCCCCGCTGGCGGGGCGCGCCAAATTCCCACCCCCCACTTGTACCCATCTAGGAGGTATCATGTACGAGATCGTAATAAACCCCGGAACGGATAGCGAAAAGATTGTTATGGCATGTAAGTCTTGGGTCAGCGCGCTGGTCGCGAAGCGTAGATATGAGTGTGCTGGCTACACCGTCGACGTGATGGAAAAAAGATCAACTGAGTTCTAGGAGCACACCCATGTTCATGACCTACAAGAAACTCGTCGCGGCCGGTGCATGCAAAGATCAGGCCATTCTGTTCAAGCAACTGTTCCCGAATGGGGTACAGATCACCGCCGAGATTTGCGTGGAGCATGCAGACAAGTTTGACTTCAGTTGGGCCGCCCGGCTGCTCCCCGACCCGCAGAGATGCGAGTACGAGCGGGTCAAAACGACCGCTCGTGCCGAGTTTAGACGGATTAAATTACACGCGTGGGCCGAGTGTATCCGTGTGAAAACGACCGCCCACGCTATAGCGATTTCAAACGCCGAATACGACCGTATTAAAGAGTCCGCGTGGGCCGAGTACGACCGTATCGAAGAGTCCGCGCAGGCCGAGTACGACCGCACCAAAGCGTCCGCGTTCGGAACTCTGGCGGAAACAGTGGAGTAAATCAGTCCATGCGTCCATCACCGGGCGCATGTGCGGATTCACTCACAACAGGAGAAACCCATGTTCATGACCTACGAGAAACTCGTCGCGGCCGGTGCCTGCAAAGATCAGGCCCTTCTTTTCAAGCAACTGTTCCCGAATGGCGTGCGGGTCACCGCCGCGCTTTGCACGGAGCACGCAGACACGTTCGAATTCGACTGGGCCTCTCGGCTACTCCCTAAATTGCAAAGGTGTGAGTACGAACGCGCCAGAGACTCCGCGTTTGCCGAGTACGACCGCGTTAGATGGTCCGCGCAGGCCGAGTATGAGCGCGTCACAGCCTCCCCACTGGCCGAGTACACCCGCGTCAAAATGTCCGCGTGGGCCGAGTACAAGCATGTGGTAGCGTCCGCGCTGGCCGAGTATGACCGCGCGGTGGCGTCCATGCAGGCCGAGTACGACCGCGTCAAGGTGTCCGCATGGGCCAAGTACGACCGCGTCAAGGTGTCCGCACGGGCCAAGTACGACCGCGTGGCGGCATCCGCACGGGCCGAGTTCGAACGCGTCACGGCCCCCGCACGGGCCGAGTACAAACGCGCCGAAGCGTCCGCACGGGCCGAGTATGTGCGTGATCGAGCGTCCGCATTCGGGATGCTGGCCGAGAGCGTCGAGTAAATCAGACCATGCGCCCAATAGACGAGTCCGCGCGAGGCGAGTATAATTGCGCCGTAGGACCCACATTCGGAACGCTGGCCGAGAGCGTCGAGTAAATCAGTCCATGCGCCCATCACCGGGCGCATGTGCGGATTCACTCACAACAGGAGACACCCATGTTCATGACTCATGAGAAACTCGTCGCGGCCGGTGCCTGTAAGGAACAGGTCGATATTTTTCACAATCTATTCCCGGAGGGAGTACAGATCACCGCCGCGCTTTGCGCGGAGCACGCGGACACGTTCGATTTTGACTGGGCCTCTCGGCTGCTCCCTGACGCGCAGGGGGGTGAGTATGAGCGCATCGAGGAGTCCGCATGGGCCGAGTACGAACGCGTCAGGGGTCCCGCATACGCCGAGTACAAACAAATCAAAGCATCCGCATGGGCCGAGTACAAACAAATCAAAGCGTCCGCACGGGCCGAGTACGAACGCGTCATAGCGCCCGCATGGGCCGAGTACGATCCCGCCAAGGAATCCGCGTGGGCCGAGTACGAAAACGTCAGGGCGTTTGCATGGGCCGAGTATAAGCGCACGGTGGCGTCCGCTATGGGTGAGTACAATCACGTTGAAGGGTCCGCGATGGCTGAGTACGAGCGGGTCAGAGCGCCCGCGTTGGCTGAGTACGAGCGTACTGTAGCGTCCGCGTTCGGGACGCTGGCCGAGAGCGTCGAGTAAGCATTACCACGAGTAGCATAGAGAAGCACCCCGGTCCACCTCGGGGTGCTTTTTGTTTGACTTCTACAATCACGCGTGGCATAATGTTGGCGTTTTGTAACTTTGGAAGGGGGACCTATGACTTACTATCTTGCCGCTGTACGGTTCAAAGATGCGACCAAGGCCGTGTATCGGGTGTCCGACGCTGAGTCTCCCGAGCAGGCCCGTCTCGCGATACTCGATGCAACCAAGGGTGCCACCCGCGCCGTGTTGGTCAGCGTGCCATGCAACCCCTGGGCCATCGAACCCAAAGCCGCGTAGCTTAGCGAAAAAACCACGCGAACCAAGTAAATGTTTGCCCCACCTATTGGCCCCTTTGGGGTCGCTTTTTTCGAGCCTACCATGCCCTCGTCCCCCATCCCCACCAGCGTGATGATCCTCGGCAAGACCTACACCATATCGCTCAATGAGCTTGATGGTCTGCTGGGTTGTGTGGACCATTCATCGCAGCACATCCAGATCAACACCGGACAGCACCCAGAGTCGGAGCGGGATAGTCTGCTCCACGAGATATTCCACGCGGTCTGTTTCCAAACGCACCTGAAACTGTCGGAGCGGCAAGTCCATGCCCTTGGTGCGGGCCTATACCAAATCCTTACCCAGAATCCCGACCTAGTGAATTACGTCCGGAGATTATGATGTTCTACATGAATCTGGACATCGAGACGTACTACGATGCGGACTACACGCTGAAGAAGATGACCACATCCGAGTACATCTACGACCCCCGGTTCGAGACTATTGGGATGGGCGTCACCACTCCCAACATGCGCGTATGGATGGAGGGCGCGCAGTTTTCGGAGTTCGCCCGTCGGGCCGATTGGTCACAGGTCGCGCTCACCGCTCACCATGCACACTTCGACGGTCTGATCTTGTCGCACCATTACGGGGTAAAACCCGCGTTCTGGTTCGACACCCTGAGCATGGGCCGTGGGTTGCATGGTGACCGCGGAAATAGTCTCGAAATGCTCGCGGAGAAGTACGGCGTTGGCGTCAAGGGTACTGAGGTGATCGACGCGAAGGGCAAGCACCGCGCCGACTTCACCCCCGAGGAGTGGGCACGGTATGGTGAGTACTGTCTGAACGACTGCGACCTGACTGAGCGTCTGCGCCGAGTCATGGTGCCGCAGTACGTACCTAATGAGCTACGGCTAATCGACCTGACGGTCAAGATGTTCACGGATCCGGTGTTCGTCCTGAATGAGCCGAAGATGCGCGACTTCCTGGCCGGCGAGCAGCGGCGCAAACGGGAGTTGATCGCTCGCATCGCCGACACCCCCTGCAAGGCGTGTGGCGGGGCGGGGTGCGACTACTGCCACCGCACCGGCAAGGACATCGCCGAGTGGAAGAAAATCATCGGTAGCGGGCCGAAATTTGCCAAGCTACTCCGATCCCTCGGGGTTGATCCTGAGATGAAGCCGAGCCCGACGGCCGAGAACCCGGACGGAACGCCCAAGCTCACTTTCGCCTTTGCCAAGACTGATCCGTTTATGAAGGGGTTACTTGAATCTCCTAACGAGGATACGCGTCTGGCTGCCGAAGCGAGGGTTGAGGTAAAGAGTACCACGAACGAATCACGCACGGCGCGTATGCTCAACCTCGGCGAAGGCGGGCGCCCGCTGGCTGTGTATCTATCATACGCGAAGGCCCACACTTTCCGGTGGGCTGGTGGCGACAAGACGAACTTCCAGAACCTCGGCCGGGGCGGGGTAATTCGAGACGCCATCGAGGCGCCCGAGGGTCACGAGGTTGTCGTCGCTGACTCATCGCAGATTGAGGCCCGCGTCACCGCTGGGCTCGCCGGGCAGGATGACCTGATCGAGGCATTTCGCCAAGGGCGTGACGTGTATTCTGAGTTCGCTACTGAAGCGTATGGACGGCCGATTAACCGCAAGCGCAAAGAGATCGTTGAAGGCGTCGAGGTCTACCCGGATTTCATCCCTGGGTTTGTGGGCAAGACCTGCATCCTCGGCCTCGGGTTTGGCATGGGCGACCTCAAGTTCGCCGCCACTATGCAGCAGGGCGCGATGGGCGGCCCGCCAGTTACGTTTGGGCGGGAGCTAATCACCCAGCTTGGGATCAACCCACAGAAGTTCCTCGGCAACTCCCGCAAAGTACAGCGAGTCGCGGAAATGCCCAGCCGGCTGGAGATGTCCGACCGCCTCGTACATTGCATGGTGGCCGGGGAGTTCGTGCGCCGGTATAGGAACAGGAACGACAAAATCCCCGTGCTGTGGAAGTACTTGGACAATGTGATTCTACCCGCAATGATAGCGGGGGTCGAGATACAGTTTGGCCCACACGGCGTACTGCGTACCGAGAAAGAAGCTATCGTCCTACCCAACGGGATGCGTCTGCGTTACCCAGGGCTTCAGCGTGACGATAGCGGGTTCAGCTACTGGGACGGGAAAAAGCGCATCGGTATATGGGGTGGAGCGCTCACTGAAAATATTGTGCAGGCCCTAGCACGCATTGTCGTCGCCGACCAGATGGTTGAGATAGCCAAAACCTGGCGGATTGGCACCATGACCCACGATGAGGTTGTTGCCGTCGCGCGCGAGGCGCAGGCGCACCAGTGTCTGGCCGAGATGCTTGAAGCAATGAAACAACCCCCGAAATGGTGGCCTGAACTGCCAGTCGCGGCCGAGGGGGGGACTCACAAAACGTATGGGGGCGCGAAGTAACTGAGAAAAATGTCACACACAACGTCGCCATTCTGTAGTACAATTTTCCAACAATACAGGAGATAGCCACATGGACAAAGCTTCGAGCGTTTTGACACCCCTCACCGGTGGGGATCGTGTAATGAGAATTGTCGGGCTCGCCGGCCCCGCGCGGGTCGGTAAAGACACGGTGGCCGATTACCTCGTGAAGGTCCATGGATACCGCAAGTTCTCATTCTCGGATGCCCTCTACAGGGAGGTATCTATGGCGTACAACGTCCCCATCGCGCTGCTCCTCGATTCGCGTATGAAGGATATCTGCTTGCTCGAATTGATGCCGAACTATTGCACCGATCAGGAATTTGTCAACCTGATTCTAAGCACGGGCCTCGCTCATAATAGCATGCAACCGCTGAGCCCACGCAGGGTGCTCCAGTGGTGGGGCACCGAGTATCGCCGCGCGCAGGACCCAATGTATTGGGTCCGCGCGGCAGACGACTGGCTCCAGGCGGTCAAGACCGCCGGCGCGTACGACCCCGAGGGCGCTACGCCGGGTGTCGTCAATACGTCGGTTCGGTTCGATAATGAGTACAACTGGATCAAGGCCCAGGCCGGGGGCGAGGTGTGGCATATGTCCCGTGACAACCTACCACGTAACGATAACCCGGCTCACATATCCGAGACTCCGCTGGCTATCGAGCCCGACGACGGGGTGATCTACAACAACGGGTCCGTGACTAGCTTGCATTTTGGCCTATCCATAATGCTCGCGCGTGGCGGGAGACAACTGACCGTGCTTCCAGAGGAGGTAGCATGAGCGCCGGGCAGACAGCATTGCAGCAGCGCATTATCGACGCCGCGTTCCCGGCCGGGGACATTACCCTACGAGAAGTCAAGAAGGTCGTCGGCGGTGACAACGCCAGTCTTGGGGTCGCGCTTCGCGCGCTATCATGGACCTCTCGCGTTGACCATCCGGGGGGCCGTACGCGTCGTATATGGACAGCCCCGGCGCCCACCGTCGAGGATGTGAGCGCCAAACTGACCACCGAATCCGAGCTCAGGGTTAAGGTGCGCACCCTGGAGGAAGCGCTCAAGGCCGCTCGGAAGAACACGGTTGACTCTGAGTACGTCCGCACGCAACTGCTGCGCGTCTCCTCCCTATCGCCAACTCCGCCAAACTGGGTTGCGGCGCCGTCCAAATCCGCGTCCAAGTCTCCCGGCGTTCCCACTCTCTTGGCGTCCGACTGGCACTGGGGAGAGATTGTCTCCGCCGGGCAAGTCTCGGGGGTCAATGAGTACGACATCAGTACTGCCCAGCGCCGCGCCCGCCGGCTGATCGAGGGTACGGTGGAGCTACTCCACCGCCACATGGTCAACCCGAACTACCCCGGTATCGTGTTCGCCCTCGGCGGTGACATGGTGAGCGGTGACATCCACGAGGAACTGAGCGCGACCAATGAGACTGAGATCATGCCCGTGATCCTGGACCTGTTCGGAGTCCTGATCTGGTGCATCGACGCGCTCAAGCACAACTTCGGTAAGGTGTTCGTTCCAGCGGTGAGCGGCAACCACGCGCGTACGACGCAGAAGATCCGGTCGAAGGGCCGCAACCATACGTCATTCGATTGGCTGTTGTACCACCTACTTGCTCGTCACTTCGAGAAGGACGCTGACGTGTCCTTCCTGATCCCTGACGGGCCGGACACGCTGTACTCACTTTACGGTCACCGGTATCTGCTGACCCACGGCGATCAGTTCCGCGGGGGTGACGGCATGATCGGCGCCCTCGGCCCCATCATCCGGGGGGACCACCGCAAGCGTAGCCGGAACAACCAGGTCGGCCAGGGCTACGACACCATGCTGCTCGGCCATTGGCACCAGTTGATCCAGCTTCAGCGGCTTATCGTGAATGGTTCGCTGGTCGGTTACAACGAGTACGCATACAACTACAACTTCCCGTTCGAGCCCCCGCGCCAAGCGTTGTGGGTCACGCACCCGGTCCACGGGATCACATTTTCCATGCCCGTCCTCGTCGAGCCTGAACCGGCGAAGCGCGGCGGCGCGTGGGTCGAGTGGAAAGCATGAGGGTGCGCACTGTGATCTACTATCTCGCTGGGGGTTTTCACTACCATGATTAAGCCACTGTCGTACTCCCACTCCCGCCTGGAAACGTTCGAGAAGTGCCCTAAGCAGTTCTGGCACATGAACGTCATCAAGGACGTGCCGTACATCGAGTCTGACCAAATGCGCCAAGGGAAAGTGGTGCATAAGATGTTTGAGGATCGAGTGTCTAAGGGCGCGCCGTTCCCCACCGACTACGCGGCGAAGTTCGAACCAATAGCCCAAGCAATCATCCGCCGCCCGGGCAAGAAGTTCACCGAGATGCAGCTTGCGTATTCATGGGATCGCAAGCCGTGCGGCTACCGCGAATGGGATAAAGTCGCCTGCCGTATCATTGTCGACGTGGCTATAATCGACGGCCGCACTGCCTGGCTCGGAGACTACAAGACCGGCAAGCGCTCGTTTGACGAGGCTCAGCTAAAACTGTCGTCACTAGGGGGGTTCCTGCACTGGCCCGATGTGGACACCATTGCCACGGCTTATATCTGGACTCAACACATCGGCACGAAACTCGCTCTCGACGCACGAACCTATACTCGCGACGATATCCCAGCGATATGGGCCGAGGTCGAGCCCAAGGTTGATCGTCTGCAAGAGGCCAACAGGACCGGCAACTGGCCCGCGAGGGCCAATAAGTTCTGCGCGTGGTGCGCGGTTAACGCGAAGGGGAAATGCGCCGAGGCCGGCGCGCCCCCGAGGAGAACATAATGACCTGGATTCAGACCTACACCGGAAAGAGGTTCATCCTCGCCGAGCCGACCGTCGAGATGGTGGACATCGAGGATATCGCTCACGCCCTATCGAGCATCGCCCGATTCAATGGTCACACCTCCGAGCCGTACAGCGTGGCGCAACATTCAGTATGGGTGTCAGAGCACGTGCATGAAGAATACGCCCTGGAGGCTCTCCTACATGACGCGGCCGAGGCGTATATTGGGGACATTGCTACCCCGTTGAAGCGTTTGCTCGCCCCCCAGATTGTCGAGATCGAAGATCGTATCCGGCGCGTAGTATGTGAGGCGTTTGGCGTTAGGCGTGAGGATGGGAAGAGCGAGATCCAGTACTGGGACCTCGTTGCACTAGTGACCGAACGGCGCGACCTGCTCGGCCCGTCGCCCGCGCCGTGGGGGGAGTCGATTGAAACAAAGACCCCAGTTGTCGGGACAATTAAACCTTGGCACCCTATGGCGGCCAAGGCGGTGTTTCTGCGCACCTTTCGAGACCTTGTTGCACGCCGCAACACGAACCAATCATGAGCGACACACCCAAAACAGAGAAGATCGTCGGCGTGCTGGGCAAGCGAGCATACTTCCGGGTCTTGGTGTGGGATAAGGAAAGCGGTAGGGCTAAGCTGATATCCCGGTATGGTACTGAGTTCATCGAGCGTATCGATGAACTTCAGCGGCTCAACTACGTTTTGACCCCCGGCCTACAGGTCGCACTGGGGACGGCGGAAGGCGTCAAGGTTGCATTCAAGAGGGTCGACGGCGAGCCGTTCGATTTTCCAATGGGAGAATTCTGATGAAGCATCGGCTCACCAATGGCCCGGTCCCAGGCTCTACGCCGGCTTGTTTTGATGACGACAAGCAGTGGGACGACTGGCAGTATTACTCCGCGAGTTCCTGCATCAACTCTGACAACTACTGCACCGACTGCCTGCCGGAGTTCCACGCTAGGATGTGCAAAGAAGGGCGGTGCGCATGGCCGAAAACGATTTTCGTGAAGTTCGGCAGTACAGTCATTGGCCGCCGCCGTGGCCCGAAGGTTAGGGGGTTGCCATGACCACGCCGGAGGGGGTGACTAAGGGCGTCATCCGCAAGTGGTTGAAAGATCGTGGGGCGTGGGCGTTCGCGCCCGTGTCTCGCGGCATGGGTAAGCATGGCATCCCAGACTACGTGTGCTGCGTCCCCGTTGAGATCACCCAGGAAATGGTGGGCCGCGTAGCAGGACTGTTTGTGGGGATTGAGGCAAAGGCCAACGGCCGACAGGACGAGCCAAACGGGGGGTGTTCAAAGAACCAGGTAGACAACCTCCGTGGTATCTATGACGCGCGCGGGTTCGCCCGCGTGGTTTACCAGCAGTCCGACCTCGATAACCTTGGGGCTGACATTGAGATTCTTGATCTTGGAGACAGGCTGTGAATGAGAGCGAGTTTGAACAGGCCGCGCGCCTAACCGAGAAACTAAACGCCGCGTACGTGGCGCAGGCCAGCGGCAAGTCCGCCCCGGAGACCCACCCGCGGGCCGACGGCCAACACTGCGTTGAATGCGGGGTAGAGATCCCCGAGCGCGTGAAGATGGGTAAGGTGCGGTGCGTCGAATGCCAGAAGGACCTGGAGCGTTTCGCGAGGGCGCGGTTGATTAACGGCCTGTAAGGTAGTACAATGCGCTGATGAGTATGCTAATCTCAAAAAAGCATAAGGCCCTAGTGTTCAACGCCCCCGATCCGGGGGCGATAACATCTGTGGTTCCGACCGCTAGGATTTTGTTGCACAAGGGGCACAGCCTGGTAGCGGTTCCGTTCCGCATTGACGAGGTCAAGGTCCTGCGAAACCTCGGCTACGCCATTCCTTCGCCTATCGGATATCTGTACGACTGGCCGACGCAGTACCCGTCGGTGTGGAGCCACCAGAAAGAGACCGCGGCGTTCCTCACGCTGCACAAGAGGGCGTTCGTCCTCAACGAGATTGGCACCGCCAAGACACTGTCGGCCCTTTGGGCGGCAGACTACCTCCTCCGTGAAAAAGTCATACGCCGGGTGTTGATCGCCACGCCACTATCGACCGTTGATGATGTGTGGGGGTCCTCCATATTCAAACACTTCCCTGGCCGTACATTCACCGTCCTCACAGGCACCGCCGAACGCCGCCGACGCTTGCTGGATAAGGACTTCGATTTCTACATCATCAACCATGATGCGTTGAAGATCATCATTGACCTGGAGTACAAGACGAAACGGGTGCCAGTCAACTCGCGCGACCCTGGCAAGGGGTTTACAGAGGTACGTAAACTGACCAGCGCTGCGTTCAAGCGGGATGACCTGGACCTGGTTATCATCGATGAACTGGCGTTCTACCGTAATGGTAGGGCGGCCAAGTCCGAACTCATGCGCAAAGCCCTGCGGCCAAACCAATGGGTGTGGGGCTTGACGGGAGCGCCTACCCCGAACGAGCCGGCGGATGCCTATTCACAGATCAAAATTGTCAAGCCTGAGAACGCGCCCGGTTCGTTCACACAGTTCAAGAACGAGACTATGCTCCAGGTTTCGGAATACACGTGGGAGCCGCGCAAGGAAGCGATGGATATTGTCTACCGCGCGATGCAACCGGCGGTGCGCTTTACTCGCGCCGGTTGCTTGGACTTGCCAGAGACCGTGTACAGTGATCGGTCGGTTGAACTCACCGCGGTTCAGAAAGTTCACTACGCCGAGGTGATGAAGGAGCTATACACCGAGATCGCCGGGGGCGAGGTAAGCGCGGCTAACGAGGGGGTAAAGCAGTCCAAGCTGGTGCAGATTGCGTGCGGGATCGTCTACGGCAAAGATAAGGAAGTGCTGGAGCTTGACGCGGGCCACCGGATCAAGGCTCTGAAAGAGTGCATCGAGGAGGCAGGCGAGAAAGTGATTGTGTTCGTCCCTTTCACGTCGTTGCTCAAGAAGGTTCATGCTGAAGTGGCGAAAGACTGGAGTGCCGAGATTGTCTTTGGTGATACTCCGCCGGCCGCCCGGCACGATATATTCAAGCGATTCCAAGGAACCCCCGAACCGCACGTCCTGGTAGCCGACGCCCGTTGTATGGCTCACGGACTCACTCTCACCGAGGCAAACACGATTGTGTGGTATGCCCCGATCACGTCGAACGATCACTACGAGCAGGCCAACGGGCGCATAACACGGCCGGGGCAACGTAACGTAACCAATGTCATCCACCTTGCGTCGACCAAACTGGAGCGTGCTATATACGCGCGACTGAAGGCGAAGGGTAAGCTACAGGGACTACTGCTCGACATGGTTGCGAACGGGACCCTTGCAGAAGTGTAAAGAAGTTGTTGACAAGGTGCCCGGCGTCCAGTAGAATACATGCCGTACTACAAACACGGAGAACATAATGAACGAAACCCCCGCCGATTCGGCGCCCGCCAACATCGGGTCCTTGATGGACACGTATGTCGCTCTTCGCGATCACAAAGAACGCATCGAGGGCGAAGCGAAGTCCAGGCTCAGTAGCATCGCAACTGCGATGAAAGAGATTGAGGGAAAAATAGCCGTCCATTTCATGGAGACCGGCACCCGCAACGCGAAGGCCCCATCCGGAGCTATCGCGTTCAAGAAGCAGGCCACGTTCGCTAAGGCCGCTGACTGGAAGGCCGTGCTGGACTACGCCAGGGACACTGGCGACTGGGAAATTATCAAGAAGGGTGTTAGCAAGACGCGGGTCGACGCGTACATCAAGGACAACGGCGTCCCTCCTCCGGGCGTGGATTATACCGCGGTCGAGGAAATCCATATCCGGAGGGGCTAACCGACTGGTAGGGCAGCATATTTCAACGGTCACTGCGGGTATAGTTTCACCGCAAACGATAACGAGTAACTTTTCACCGGAGGCTACAACCACATGAGTACCGCAATGCAAGTTTTCCAAGGCATCCAACTCCCGTCGTTCCTGGCGGACACCGAAGGATCCAACAAGTCATTCATCTCGGGCGTCAGCAGCGGCCCCCGGCCCCCACGCATCAGCATCGAGGGTAAGACGTTTCGCATCATCACCGAGGATGGCACCGAGGTGAAGCTGATGAAACTGGACGAAGACTCAGGCCAGCAGGTCCCGGTGCAGGTCCTGAACGCCGTGCTGATCGCGGCGAACACGGGCAAGTACAAGCAAATGTACGCGGCGCAGCAGACCGACGGCACGTGGAAACCCGTCAAGTTCGATCCGAAAGCCGAAGTCGGGGCACCGGTATGTTACAGCTACGACGGCCTTAAGCCGAGCCCGGACGCCGATAACCCGATGTCTCCGTCCTGTGCGACCTGTGAGTTCAACGTGTGGGGGAGCGCCATCAATGACCAGGGGAATCAGACGCGCGCGTGCCAGGACGGCAAAATACTCGCAGTGATGTCCGCGTCGGACGTGACCAACAACACCGGCAAGGTGTATCAGATCAAGGTCAGCGCTACCGCGTTGTCGCGCAGCAAGGCCGCCCGAAAAGAGGACCCGGCGAACAACACCTCGCTCGCCGAGTATGTGGACCTTCTGAACTCCTACGTCAACCCCGCGAGCGGGAAGAACGTGGCGATCCCCGTCTTCGCGGTGGTAACTCGCTTGTTCTTTGACTCCAGCGCTGCGTACCCACTGCTGCGCTTCCGCTTCGGGCGTATGCTCACCCCCGAGGAGTTCGCCTATGTACAGACCCGCGCCAAGGGCGAGGACGTAACGGCGATCATCAACCCGAGCGAGAGCCGCAGCCACGCCCCGGCTCTCCCGGCTGGTGTCGAGACCGCCCCGCCCGCCGAGACCGCCCCGCCCGCCGAGACCGCGCAGCCCGCCGAGACCGCGCAGCCCGCGCCGGAGAAAACGAAGCGCGCATCACGGAAGGCCACCAAGGAAGTCCCTGCGGGTAACGGGGCGCCCGCCTCGGCTGACCCGTTCGACGGCTTGCCGGGTCATGTCAAGTCCGCGGTGGACGCAGCCGGTGGGCTCGGCACCCCCGGTGGTGATGCGGTGTTCGTTGCTCTTGGTGGCAAGCCCGCGCCCGCCACGCCGCCTGCTCCGACTGACCCGTTCGACGGCTTGCCGGGTCATGTCAAGTCCGCGGTGGACGCAGCCGGTGGGCTCGGCACCCCCGGTGGTGATGCGGTGTTCGCTGCGCTATCAGGCAAAGGCCAACCCCTGGTCCAGACCCCAGTCCAAACCCCCGCACCGCAGGCCACCACGTTCGCCACGTCGCCCGCGGCGGTCGTCGACTCCCCGGCGGACGCGGATCTGGAAAAGCTGCTCGCGGGTGTCCTTGGTAAAATCTAACTAGTAGTGCGAAGACTTTTCGGTAAGAGGGTAACCTCTTACCGAAAAAATTCATCACAAGGAAAATTGTATGTCAACGTTCCAACAGGACCTGATCGACGTAATACGGATGTCAGACCTCACACGGCGCGAGATCGCCATTATTTTTGGCGTGTCGCGCCAGTCAATCTACAAGTGGCTCGACGGACGGGACCCGCATCGTACCCAAGTCGCTGCCGTTGCCGCAAAGGCGCTGCCGGCGCTGCGCTCGGCCCTCGCCCGCAAAATCCTCCCGTTCCCCAAGCTCGACCGTGAGGTGCGCGTCAAGCGCGTGCGCGACATGGCGGCCGTGATCGCGAAGCTCGCCACGCCCAACGCGTAACCGGGGTCCTGATATGGACACCCTCGGATTCCTAAAGAAAATCCTCCCCACTGCGGGATGGTACATCCTGGATACGCCGAACGACGGCGGCCAGGGGTTCCGCCACTACGTCAAGCAAACTATCGGCGAGGTTGCCGAACTCGCCGGCCTGATGAACGAGAACGGTAACACGGTCTACCACGCATGCGCCTCGTTCGAGCACGAGTCCGTCGACCGAGTAAAGGACGGCAAGGCATACAAGGCACGCCGAGTACAGGAGAACGTGAAGTTCCTACGTTCGTTGTGGCTCGACCTGGACGTAGAGGCCGACAACCCCAAGAAGTACCCGGACCAGAAGTCCGCCCTAGTCGACTTGGTTCAGTTCCTGAAAGAGACCAAGCTGCCCGTGCCAATGATGGTGTCGAGCGGCTACGGTGTGCATCTCTACTGGCCCCTGACTGAGAACGTCCTCCCCGGTCAGTGGAAGTCTGCGTCGGCCATGCTTAAGGCGTTATGCGACGCGCACGAGTTTAAGGCCGACCCGATGCGGACGATGGACACGGCCAGCGTGCTGCGGCCGGTGGGGACAGACAACCGCAAGGATGCACGCAATCCACGCCCGGTGCGCCTACTCCAGGATGCCAACGCCGTCTCGTTCCTCGACCTCTACAAACTCTTGGAGCGCGCCTGTACGAACGCCGGGGTTGAGGCTCAGAAGCCACGCGCCCCCGTGTCGAAGGCCGCCGCCGATTCGATCAATGCGCAGTTTGCGGTACAAACCGAGTTCCCGAACTCGTACGCCGAGGAAGTCGCGCACAAGTGTCAGCAGATCCGTATGGTACGCGACACCCGCGGCAACGTCCCAGAGCCGCACTGGTACGCCGCGATCCAACTCCTATACCATACAGTTGAGTCGCGCGACATCATCCACGCCTGGTCGAGCGGATACGAGGGGTATAGCGAGGCAGAGACCGACCGCAAGATCGAACAGATCAAGGGGTTCGGTCCCACAACATGCGCCAAGTTCGACCAAGTCAACGCCGCAGGCTGCGTAGGTTGCCCACTCAAGACAAACAAGCGCATCACTTCCCCTATCCAGGCGGGCACCCGCGTGGAGGTGGCACCTGCACCCCAGGTCGCCATGCCTACCATCGAATCCGTACCAGGGTCGGAGGTAGTGGGGGAGGTTAAGCTGCGCGTTGTGGACCTGCCGAACCCCCCGGCCCCGTTCATCCGTGGGGCCGACGGCCTCTACCGGGTTGACGCGGACGGTATCAAGATCAAGTTCCACAATTATGACCTGCACCCGATGGAGCGCTCGTTCGACGAGCACGAGGGTTTCGAATCGGTGTCAATCCGACACCATACCCCCCACGATGGTGTGTTGGAGTTCATGTTCCCGTCGGGCCTGCTGGAAGATCCGAAGAAACTGCGGGTTGAACTCAAGTCCAAGAGTGTGCATTTCAACCCCGGTATGGGAGATATGATGGTGGATTACATCAGCCAATATGTTCACACCCTCCAGGCCACCGCACCCGCGCGCCATAAATACGCGTCGCTGGGCTGGCAGGAGAACGGATCGTTTGTTCTTGGCAGCAAACTCCTCGTCCCCAACGGGTCGGGGGGAGTATCTGTCGAGCACGCTGGCATCGCGGCGAAGGGGGCCAACATTCTACGCGGCGTGCGCGCCTCGGGTGAATTGCAGCCGTGGGTCGACATGACCCAGATCCTCGGAAAGCCCGGTATGGAAGCGCACGCGTTCGTGTTCCTCGCTGGCATCGGCGCCCCGTTCCTACACGCTTTAGGTCATCGCGGAGCGACGCTCAGTATGCTGGGCCGAACCGGGACGGGCAAGACGCTGGTCGGTAAGTTCATGCTGAGCGCGTATGGAAACCCAGCCGAACTGGTCGGTAGCCAGTCGGACACGCCGAAGGCCAAGATCGAGCGCATCGGATTCATGCGCAACCTGCCGGTCTATATCGACGAGATCACGAACATGGATCCGGAGCTACTGAGCCAGACGATCTATTCGGTAAGCGAGGGCAAGGGGCCGGTACGATTACGCCCGGACGGTACACCGCGCCCGAGTTCCGAGTGGGCCACGTTCCTGATAGTTTCCACGAACCAGTCACTGCACGGCAAGCTGCGGGTCAACAAGACCGACCCCGAGGCCGAGCAGATGCGCCTGTTCGAGGTCATCGTGAACTCCCCCGGGGATGCGTCGCTGCGTGAGTTTTATGAACTGAGCCAGGCGGTGCTGCCCAATAACTTCGGACGGGCCGGGGAGGTTTTGATGCAGTGGGCCGTGCGGCAGGACCGGGCGAAGCTCGCAGAGAGCCTGGCGACCATTGTCAAGGCAATCGATGAGCGTACCGGAGCGCATGGTAAGGAACGATTTTGGTCCGCGACCGCGGGCGCCGCGCTCTACACAGGCCACGTCATGTCCCAGCTTGGGCTCATTAAGTTCGACTACCGCAAGCTGATGCCCTGGGTCATGGGCCAGATAACGAACATGCGATCCGACCTTAAAGAGCACAAGGTTGGCCCGTCCGACGTACTCGGCCTGTACCTCGATTCGCATTCGAACGGGCGTCTAGTCGTCGGCGCTGGCATCGGCACCGGGGCGAACGGCACCATGGATACGGGAATCGCCAACTCAGGCCGTACCGTGCTGCGCGCTCCTACCGCGCCCCTATGCGTGCGGATCGAGACCGACAAGGCCGTGGGATATATCTCTCGATCCAGCATAAACGACTACTTGACGAAGCGCGGGCTTGACTACAACGCGCTCCGAAACGCGCTGACCTCGGCCGGCGTGGTGATCGACACCGACGCCCGTAAGGTCCTGGGCGCTGGCACGTACTGGGCCGCTGGCAAGGTCCCAACATGGAAGATCGACATGTCCCACCCGGACATGGCCGACCTATTCGAAGCATCGAAGGTTCCACAGCAAGAGGGGGTGGCAGCATGAAACAGGTTTTCTACGCACACTCGGAAGCTCTATACGAGACGAGACAAGAGGCTCGGGACATCTCCGACCTGGAGCGGCTCGGGTTCTACGTCATCAACCCCGCGGAGAAGAGATACCAGAAGGGGTACGAATTGGCCGGAATGGACTATTTTCTCCGAGTCGTTTCGTGCTGTCACGCGCTGGCTTTTCGCGCGAATCCGGGGGGGTCCATCAACTCCGAGATATCCGAGGAGATCGCGCACGCGAGGTCGCTCAACATCCCTGTGATCGAGTTCCCGCACAGGGAATACATGCGGTCGCTGACCGTGGAGCAGACGGAGTCGCTTCTCAAGCAGCAGGGGGTGAGAAACCATGTCTAATTGCTCACAAGCCTGCCGGGGTGAATCGGCGATTACGATCATTGGCCGCACGTCCACAGGTGAATTGTTCAGGCCCGCAAGCGCGAACCTCGCCTGGAATCTACGTATCGCTGGCTGGCTTGATACCGGCGGGCGAGTTACCCGTTGCAAGCAATGCCTAGTACCAGGCGTTGATGACGATGGGACACCGACCTTGCGCGTCAGCGTCGAGCTACACCGCTGTAGACCCGAGGTGTATGAGGAGGTTATTCTATTCGCCTTCGACAATGACCTGCTGACGAAGTAAAAAATAGCCCGGCCTAGGCCGGGCAAATTCACCACACGGAGATCGATTAGCTGTTCAGCTTGTTAGCTACCAAATCCACGATACCCTGACCTATCCCCTTGTACCCCGCGGCGATTTCCCCCAGGCTCGCGGGTGTCCGTGACTTAACCACCCCAACGGCCTTTGCAGCGGTGTACCCTGGGATCGCAGCCAGGAGTGAGGGGATCGCCACCAAAGGGCTCTCGTTCGTCCACTCGCGCGCAAACGCTTGATGCTCTTTCGCGGCCAGTGCTATCTGTTGTGGCGATGTTGGGGGCAGCGCGTTGCGTTGCGCAAGAAGCTGGGCATGTGTCTGCGTCGGGGCTCCAATTCCAAGCCAGTCCTGGAGATACTTGAGCGGGGAGTCCATCGCGCGCTTTACGCTTTACCGCGAAGTTTGTCCCAGGTCCTGAACCCGATGTATGCTCCGGCCGGGCTGAGCAAGATCATCGCGAGTTCGACAGACGCCCCCGTCTTGAATAGGTCGAGCGCTTTCAGTGCCTCAAACACAAGGATGTATGCGCACCCGGCATACCAGCTTTGCCTCGCCATCTGAGGGCGCGTGCGGCGCACGTACTCATCTGTCGCTGTGTCCCCCGCCCTGATGGTCGCCTGTTGCTCGGCGTGTGCCGCCTGGGCGTCCTCGGCTTCGATCTGCGCCATGTCGCGGATGTGTGACCGAACCGCTTCGGCGTCCTGCTGCGCTAATTCTTTGAGTCGGACTAGAGTCGCCGGGTCGGTCTGTAAGGTATGCAGGGCCACGGCTGGATCTGTCGTCCCCGTTGCGCTGCTAACCATCGCCGCACCAGCCGCGATGGCGCCGGGTAAATTCCCCGACAGTAAACTACCGACGAGCGCTGCGCCAGGCCCGGCGTTGTTTTCGAGCCACTGGCCTACTTTTGACCACTCCATTCTCTATTCTCCTATCGAGTTAAGCAGCACGAGCGCCTCGGCAATAAGCCCTTTGGCCTTCGCCAGTGTCGCTTTGTCGTCCGACGCTTCCGGTGCAACGGCTGGTGCCGCGGCTGGTGCAACGGCGGGTGCGTCCGACTCAAAGAGGGCTTTTTCTGCCTCACGCCTTCTGACCAATCCCGTGAGTTTCTTCCCCCCGGCCGAGGCCCAAAGAGGGAACTGCGCCGCAGCCCCGGCATAATCTCCGCTGCGCAGATGCCGTAGCATCGTGCTCGGATTACCGTTCTTCAGTGTAAGAAACCCATCCTTGACGCCGGCTTTGCCAGGGCCGACGTTGAATACAAACGACACGAGAGCGTCGAATTGTCCTTGCGTGAGCGAAGATCCTACGCTCGACTCCACAATACGCTCTGCGAATTGGACATCACTGACAAGCCACGCCGTCGCCTGTGCGTCTGTGCACGTATCCCCGGCCGACACCCCGAGGGTGTGTCCGTACCCTATGGTCCACACACCCACACTATCCTGGTACGCAGCGAGCCGCAGACCCTCGTACTTTTTAATCAGTTCGATTCCGCGCGAACTTGTAATCATCGTATGTCCTTTAGGTGCGTGACGGCCCAAATAACCGCACTGGTAATGCTGGCTACACCAGTGACGACCCACGCCCCGACCCTCCAAACCAAATTCGCCCCCATGGCAGTACCACGCCCATGCTCGATAAGGGATTTGATATCGCTGATGTCGGCGCGCATCGCATTCAGGTGGGCGTGGATAGTCTTAATCGCTTCTTGGTAGTGAGCGTCACGAGTCTCCTCGCGCGCGACGTGCCCTGTGAATTCGTTTTTCATCTCAAATAACATCTGGTCCGCCCATCGGCGAAGTCCTATGTCTATGTCAGAATGCTCAATCATTGCGTAGGCCCCGCCGTAAGCACTGCGATTATACTACAAATCCTGGCGCGTCACCAGACAGCCACAAGCGCTACTCCAGATAATACAGTTCCGCTGTTCTCGTTGAGACTATCAGATCGTCCAGCCCTTCCGCGGCGAGTACAAGGTCCGTACTCACTGGGGGGATGGTCACATCGGCACGCCTCTCACGCACGAATCTCTCATCCGCGATGGTACGCACCGTAACATCGCTAGTGTTATCGTGCCCAGACATCGTTAGGTTTCTGCGTGATGGTTATTTCGGATGGCGTGCTGCGGACGAACAAAGCGCGTGCCAGGAGTCTCCGCAGTACCGCCGGGCCGGTCTGCCCCACTGCCGACAGGCCAAGTCCGAACGCCACGATAGCCCCCCGGCGGGCGAGCCCGAGACCCCGTGTGACTATCATTCCAGCCGCTCCCTCCGCTCCGCACCCTGGCCGCGGTATGCTTGCGCACCGGCGGCGTCCTCGCGTAAGTTGGCGACGAGTAGTGGGGTGACGGAGTCATCGTCGTAGACGGTCATCACACCTGTGGACGGGTCGGTGATGGTCTTGTTGCGGATGATCTTGCTCACAAGTGTGAGCTTGGATACGAGGTCTGTCGCCGTCGTATGGCCCCATACGGCGTCCGCCACTCCAGCCGCGTCGGTGCCCCCCACCTCGATACCCGTCACCAGCGCTGAGTGATTGATGACGAGGGTTGTGGTGTTGCCGGGGATCTTTTCCATGATGGGTAAGCTCGAACTCTCGCCGAAAAAGCTCCCATCAACCCTCACAGTTACCTCGTTCACGTTCGGCGGTACACCGCGCCAGCCGAGATCGTTGCGCATGAACAGGTAGAATCCGATGGACTGCCCAGAGCCGATGGGGTCCCCGCCGATGGTGCGAAACGCCTCGGGGTACTTCGAGTTATCCCCGACCTGGACCCAGCGTTTCCACTCCGAGTACAGTTCATACACACTGAAAGCGAACACGCCCGCGGAGACCATAGAGTCCAGCCCTATGATCCGTAGGTTCGCCCCATCGAAAGTGAATTTATCCGCCACGGTAGGTTACGGGTTCTGGTAGTTTCGTTCCAGCGCGGGCACCAGCGATATGCTGTTGCTCGTGCTACGCGCAATGGTCCCGGTGGCCTTCACGTACTGCCCGGTGGATAGTCCGATCCCGACCACCGTGATCCCCGCGTCGGTGCCAGCAGATCGGCCACCCTGCACGTTGGAGTCATACGCGAAGCTCTTGACCACGCTTGACGCACCGCCGACGTTGCCGGCCATATCCATCCCTGAGGCGTCATCCACGATCAGCGCGCCACTCTCCCCGAAGTCGTTTCCGGCGCCCGGTAGAGTCGTGAAGTAGACCCAATACTTCGCGTCGGCGTCGTTCACGAAGTTCGCGCCGAATTCGATGCTCAGTGACGCCACGAACGGGTAAGTGCGCGGCGTCGCGGTGTTGTCGTAGAATGTGATCCGGTTCGTATCGGTCGCCGAAAAGCCTTCGATGATGACCCCGGACCCACCGCCGTTCGGGTTGGTCGGTGTCAAAGCGCCGCAATTCAGATCCGAACCGACGAAGCCCAACAACTGGTCTGCCAGTTTGCCGTTGACGGTTTGGTCGGTCGCGTCTATGTCCGCGTTCTGGCGGAGCAGGTATTGGACTTTCGTGTAGATCTGCTCTGCGGTGGCGGTTACTGGCGTCGCGCGGTAAAGCGTGAACGACTGGTTTGCCAGCGTGGCGGCGAACGTCGTAGTGATAGTTACCGATCCGGCGGCTGGTGTGCCACTGATTGCGTACGTCCCGGCGTTGGCCCCCTCATGTATGACCAGTGTGCCACCAGTGTAGTCCGCGCCGGTGACCCCCGCCTCTGCGGTAGTCAGGACGCTGCCGGAGGCGGTTGTAGATCCGTCCACCCCAGAATGGGTCCCTACATCGATGACAATACCGAAGTTACGGCCGGTCGCCGAGTCCACGGCGCGGGTGAATGCCTGATCGAAGTAACGAACCTTGACCGCCGTGTAGGGCGAGATGGTAGAGACATTCCCATCCACATCCTCAATATTCAGGTCGGTGGCTACGCTGGCGTCAAGGCCAAACAGTTTCGGCGCGAGGAGGGATGCCTCGCCGTTGGCGGTTGTCGATGCAAGGGAGTATCTCTTGCCGGACTGGCGATTGAACACCTTGATACCAGCGGTGCGAGAGTACCCGTCGCCGTAGGCCCCGTCACCGTTTGGGTCACTGATAACCTGCACGCCCTGGTTGGCGGCCCCAGCGAGGAGGAAGTTGGTCGCCGAGCCGGCCCCGCTAACTCCGTTAATCTGGTAGTAAAGCTGGTCGCTTGCCCCCGTCAAGCCCGTCGTCTTCACACCCGCCCAATGCTCGATTACGGCGTCGGAGGTGTTGCGTACTAGCCACCCACCATTGCGCAGCAGCGCGGTTGTCGATGCGCCCGCCCATGTCCAGCCACCGACCAGTTCGAAAAACTCATCCGTGATCGGGACCATCGGGAAGGTAAACGCAGCCAGGTTCTTCGCATTTGGGTCAGAGCGCCATTGCTCTTTTAAGAACGAGTAGACGCACTTGATGGAGACGCCATTCTCGGACTGTTGCCCAGTGTTGATGATGCCCCCGACGGCGACGAGCTTGATCGTCTTCGCCGAGGTATTGATGTAGAGTTCCTGGGAAGCGTCGTCCGCTGCGGAGTCAGCCAGGTTTGAGGGGTCGAGTTGGATTGCCATGTGCTCCCCCGTTACGGGTTGAGGTACTGCCTATCGAGAACTTGGGATATTGGAAGGGTCGCACTCGTGGGAGTTGAATACGCCAATATGCGCATGTTCTGGTATCCCAAGGATAGCACCGAGATGTCCACCGACGTATTGGCGGGGAGGGAGAACGCGTGGGTGCCGCCGGTAACGTCCTCGGCGCCGGTGCCGCTGCGCTCCGTCGTAGTTCCCGCGTTGAAAACGCGCACCTCTGACGGATTCTTGAGTCCAGTTAGGGTAACGGTCACGCTGTTGACGACCGTCACGGTGGCGCCTGCTGTGCGGATACTCGGCGTGGTGCCCCCGCTCACGTTGATAGTCATGGACCCGGACGCGATGTTGACGTAGATCGCTTCGTTACCGGTGCTCCCATCACTGCTGGCGTACCCCGTGAAGGTGAGGTCCGTCAGTGTAATGTCGGCGGCCGTGCCGCTTATCTCGATACCGTGTCGCGTTCCGGCCGTCTTCTTGAACGTACTGGAGGAGATCAACGCCACGTCCGCAGGGGCGCTGGCTGAAACCTTGGTGTTCGTGAAGGTGCAATTGGTCAGAGTCGCACCATTCTGCGTGAACATCGGGCAGGTAAGGAACGACACGCTGTCAAGATTTGCCGTGGCGCGTAGGGTAACCGTCGCACCCTGTACTGTGTTGCCGGTGAAATCCAGCACGGCGTCCCCCGAGTGCGAAGCGTGGAATTCCCACCGGAACGGCTGCGACCCCTTCCACGTACAGTTGGGGAACTTCAACTGGTCGCCCGAGCCCGTACCGTAGAAGGTCACACCGAGCACGTTGTCGCTGCCGTTGAAGTCGGTGTAACTCTTACCGTCGTACGCGGTCGGGAACTGGAATATCGCCCCGTCTACAAGGGTCTTGACTGGGTGGTTACCACCAAAGCGGAGTGGTACATAGACCCGCTGGAAATCGCCCACTCCGTTCAGATATAGCGAGGACCCGACGCAGTTGTTTGCTACCTGAACAACATCCGCGATGCGCATCGGGTGAGTCGCATCTCCCCCCGCGAGTACAACCTCGGTACACATTGACAGCGCGGATGCATACGCAAACGCCGGGCCACCGTACGGGCCTTGTATAAGAAACAGCGCGCGTGTGATTGCCGACTTATTCACCGCACCGATAGTGCCGTAGGGTTTTGCGCCGTTATTCAACCCAATGCAGCATGTATTAAAGTCGATATTCGAGTTGCACTTGGAAAGCTTCGAGTGTATGGCGTACGCCTCGTAGTTGTCGCTAGCATCCCCGAGTACCACGAGGAATCCTGCGTACCCACTGAGATTCCCATGCACCCCGTCTTCGCCTACCTGCGTCACCGGGTAAGACATGTTCGATATGGCAGTGTCCGCCGCGTAGTCCCGAGGCGAGTATGCCCGGTGATGCAGCACGAACACTCCAGTATCCATGTCCTGCGCTGAACCAAACGCCCGCTCGCTGCCGCAGAAACTTGTAGTAGCAGCCGGGGTGAGGGTCATCGCATCCCGATATGGATTGACCCCGGCCCCCGCCGTGTTACCAACTGCGTCGAAGAGCGTCGGCCACCCGCCGACGTGCCCCCGCGACAGGACCGGAGCCGTTGTGAATGTCGCCGATAGGCGCATCCGGACGTAATACTTCGTCACTCCGTTGACGGATGTGGGGGTCATCGCCGCCGGCATCGTCCACCTAAATCGCTCCCATCGTGCGATAGTAAGAGCGCCCGACGCTGCCAGGTTGGTCCAAACCGATCCGTCCCAGTACTCCCAAGCGACGGTCCCGCCGACCTGGGCGGTTGAGATTTGCAGAACTATATGGTTGAATTTGTAGTCGTAGCCGAAGTACCAAGCGGCGTCGACCACGTTATCGATCGCCACGTCGGCCGTACCAGTGTCATTGATATCGGTCGTCTTGTCGGTGTATACGCTAGTACCATCGTACGCCCACACCTGGTCGAAGTCCCGCATCCCGATGGCCCCGTAGGTCAGGGATGCGGGGTTTGAATCTGCGTTGATGAGGGACGTGCCACCTAGAGAGGTGATGACCCGCCCCGAGGTTTGCGGGTCGGCGTAGCTCGGGCGCGTGCCGTTGCCATCGTCCTTCCACGCCACGAGACACGCAGTGGTGTTGTTGTCGGTGTTACCATCCCATGACGCGTCAGTGATCGCCCCGGCTGTTGGCTTAAAGGCGTACGCGCAGCCAAAGCCGGCCGTTCCCGCGTCACCGTTGACCAGGTTGGTATACCCATTGGTTAGGCACGTGAGCGACAGGGCCGTATCAGAGTTGCAGAACTGGAAGATAAGGCAATTCGCATCGGTCCCGGTTGTGGCCGACGCGGTCCATTCGAAGGGGGATGCTGCGTCGGTTGTGGAGCGCTTTGCGCTCGTGCTTATCGGGTTGGAACTGGGCGCGCCAGCAATGGAGAACACCCCGATGTGCCACTCGTTTGTGGTCCCGAGAGATAGCGTGGGGCAAACTTCACTGGAGGATGCGGCAAGTTTATAGCATAGCCGAAACGCCTGTGCCACGCCGGCCTGGTTCTCAATGTCAATCCAGTCAGTCGGTAGTGCGGGTATCACCGCGCCGTCGACCGCCAACATCATCAATAGGTAGTCGTTCGCCTGGTGTACCGGGAACACTACGCTCGCCGACGGGTTGGTACTGGCGCTCGTGACCTCCGTAACCGCGTAGTCCCGGATCCAGGCCATTTATGTGGTCACTTCCCCGGCAACGAACACGTCGACCACCCCACCGAGGCCCGTAACCACACCCGTTGGGGATACCAGTTCAAGATCACACACACCCTGATCCCACGTAAACGCCGCGGTGGCGGTGGCGGAGAGAGTGCGAGTGATGGTCTTCTTCGTATTGTCGATGGATATCCCACCGTTCTCCGTCGTCAGTTCCACCAGGACAGTGCCGCCGATTTCGTCTTTGACCAACATCCGCGCGGTGAATCCGGTCAGGTCCATCGGAGTGTAGTACTGCACGTACCCGCCGGAGGTCCATGCGTCATAGCTCGCCGCATTTACGTCATTCAGCGTGATGGTGTCAGCGTCCACAACGGTCGCCTGGTGGTACTCCTCCGGGCGAGGGGGGTTCGAAGCGTTGATGCGGCGCATACCCTTGACCGACACGATAGCCACCCGCCACCCGTCGGGGACCCCGTGTGATGGGCATGTGATCGCCGCGGGGGCGGACTGCGCGATGCCAGTGATGGGGCGATACACGATGGGCAGCGTCTCCCACCGGATGATCTGGGTGAACGTCTTACCCCGCGTGATCGTGATACTGTTCGACATTCTACCTCCTAGGTACGGCATTGTCTCACAAAACACCATTGTTCGCCAGAGACATGGACGCACCCCGCAACTGCCGGGGTAACGACATGAGAGTGCGCTGATTTAGCGGTAGTCCAGCCTCGATGATCTGTCGGCGCACGGCTGACGGGGTGACCGCCATCTGCATTGCCGGATACGCCTGGTTCCAAGCGGTGATCGAATCGACGGCCTCACGCACCAGATCTTGGTTGCCTTCCCGCACGCCCTGCACGATCTGCTTGGTGAACTCACCACGCATCTGCTCGTAGAATGCCTTGTCCTGCTTGTCAATTCGATCTAGGTCGTACGCCCGGCTCAAAGCAGCGGAGGAGAATCCGATGGACTGCGCAAACGCCTCCCACGTACTCACGTCCGCGAGCTTGCGTCCGCCGAGATCCGAGGCGAACCCGGTGGCGAACTGCTCGCCGCCCTTCACTAGGTTTCTCGCCGCCAGCGGTGCGGCTTGCTTGATCGCCGTTAGGAACTCGCCCTTGGTGACGGAGCCCACACCTTTGACCCACCCGGTGACCAGCGAGCCCACAGGGCCGAGCATCTCCTGCATCAAGTTGGCGTAGTCAGCGTCGGCCGCGCCTAGACGGGTGCCGGGGATCAAGTTGCCCATGCCTACGCGCGAAGCAAAGTTGAGCCCTGTCGCTTCGTTCACAACGCCGTTCATCAGCACACCGCTCAAGTCCGCGCCGGTGATGGCCTCGGAACCCTGCTTGAACCAGTTGCGCAATGCCCGCCGGGAGTTGAACGGGGCGCCGAACAATCGCTGGGAGACCACGTCAATGAGGTCCATCAAGTCCTCGGCGAAGGGCATGCCGTTCACTCCAGCGGCAACCGCCATGCTGAGCAACATCGCCGTCGCCGCCGAGGGTTTCGTCCGGAACAGAACACCCATAGTCTCCAGCATGAACAGCGGGTACGACTTGAACGTGAATAGGACCGAGCCCCACGGCGACTGCGCCAGCCCGGGGCGGTTCACTTCATCGTACCTGAACTGGGTATTATAGACCGCATCCTGCGCGAACTTATAGAGGGCCTCGCCGTGCAGCTTCTTCTCGGCGCCCACTTTGTACGCGGCAATGAAGGTGCTAACGCGATTGACCTGTTCCGTCAGCCGGAAGGGCGCCATCCACGTGGAGATGGCCTGCTGCACACCGCGACTTTTGGATAGCAGGCCGCCTCGGGTAAGCCCCATGATCTGGTAGATTTCGGTGTCCAACGTGGTGCCGTCCTGGGCCGCCGAGGTGAGGGCCTGGCGCAGACCAGGTACTACGTCGACAGCCGGGATCGGCACCGTGCCATCTTCCAGCTTCGACGGGTCCGTCAGCGCGGAGAAGTTGGCCGCCGTGTCCTTGAGTGCCGCTAGGGTTTTGCCGAAGGCGTTTGCATACCCGGCGTGCTGCGACAACCACGGCACAGTGTTCATTGGTAGCGAGCTTAGCTGCACCATACCCGCGGCGAGGGACCCACCGAGGAAGTTGAACGACGCGGCGGCACGCAGGGTCGATGACACCGCGTTGCCCGGTGTTGGGTTCATGACGAAATCGGCGCGTTCGTTGGTGATGTTGCGGTACGCGCCACCCATCGGGCCGTCGGCCTTCCATAGATCCGGACCTTCCTCGACGGTGATAGAAGGGATACCGTTTTCCATCCTGGTTGAAACGGGCATGCCTTCAAGCGCGTCATGGATTGCGCTAGAGAACTCGCTGTATGCGATCTTGTTCGCCATGCTCACGGCGAACTCGGACAGCACACGCATGGCATCCTGCGAGTACCCCGGCACGTTCTTGCGCCGGAAGATCCGGTTACGGCGTAGGGAGTCTGACGAGATCATCGCCTTCGCCAGCCGCTCGCGCTCGGTCTGCGACAAGGTCACACCCTGGCGACGGGCCGTGTCGAGAAACTGCTGATACGATAGGGACGCATCGTGTTCGGCCTTGTAGCGGTAGCCGTAGGTCACCTTCATCTCGGGCGCGGCCTCGGCCAGCAGGGTTTCGTACTGCTTGCTGCGCACGGTCGCCTCGGCCTGCGATGCGTACTGCTCGTTGAACAGTGTCACATCACGCACGCGACCATCACTGCCGGTGACTGGGATCGAGATGTTCACGATATGGTCACCGTAGCGCCGCTCGGGGACATACCCTTCGTCGATAAGGCGCTGCACCTGGGCGGCGCGGTTATCGAACCACTCTTGGTACGCCGGAGTATCGGCGCCGAGGATACTCTTCATCGAGCGCTGATCCGCCAGGAACTCTTTACCTAGCCGGTCCGATATCATCAGCCCCGCTTGGTCGAACATCCTTCGCTGCTCAGCCGTGAGTTTGCCTCGGATCGCCTGGTACTCGGGGGAATCCTTCGTGTATGCGCCGACGGTGCGATCCAGCAACGCCTTGCCGACGACGGCTGTGTCCTGCCCATTGGCATTGCGCCAGCGAGACAACTGAATATCCACGCCCTCACTGATGAGGCGGTCCTTGCGTTGACGGTATGCCGTCAGTACGTTGAACACGTTGGCGAACCCCTTGGACCGTCGAGCTATCTCCAGCCCACTCGCTACGTTCTCCAAGTACCAACGACTGAGAGAAGAACCGAACGCCTGACGCGAGGCACCAAACACATCCTTGAATGTCGGGTCGGGTAGTTCGTCCGAATCCAGTAGGTTACCCGTCTCGCGCATGACTTGAGTGTATGGGACTTCCCCCTTCGCGGCACGGTTGACAACATCGGCGACGGCAGCCTTTGAAAATAGCGACAGTTGCGGGGGTACTTTGAAGCCGGGCGTCTCGGTAGCATCGCCCAACGCGCTGGAGATAGCCTGGTTTATGCGCCCTGCGTAGTAGTCGTCCAGCGCTTCCTTATAGCTGTAGTTCGCCTTGTCGAACTCCTCCTGACTATATGGCGCCAGGTATGCGTTCTCCATCCACTTCGTGATGTACGCGCGCTCGAACTCAGGCTTGAGCCAGCGGGTGCCTGAATCCTCCTCGCCAAACAGGTCCTGCTCGGCCTTCTTGCCGGTCTTGTTTTCATACCACCCGTGGGCCAAGGCGTACTTCTGCATCTCACCTCGCACGGCGTTGCCTCGGGCCTTGATCGCCACCCATATAGCGGCCTGGGCCTCCTCGACATGCCAGCCGAGTCTATTGGCAAGTTCCTGTACCTCCGCGTTGGCAAACTGATACTGCGACTCCGTCACGGAGCCCTTCGCGTCATTTGCGAATAGGAACGCGTGCGCCATCCACATATCGATTGTCGCGCCCTGCATGTCGGAGTTATAATGGGCCGGGTCTATGCTAAGCATCAGGTTGCGCGTGAAGTTCTGTCGCTTGATGCCGGTAACCTCGCCGCCCTGAAGGATGCCGATTGCGCTATCGATCTGTTGCTTGGGGGCGGCCACTATGATAGGCTCGTGCTTATCTGCTAGCTCAATAGTGGCAATGGCTTTCCTGAGATCGAGACCTACCGGGGTGCGGGGAGAATAGGTTGCGATGAGCTTCGCCAACATCTTCGCGCGTCCGATGTCACCATTCGCCCAGGACAATATGGCGCTGCCGGAGCGCGCATGCCAGTCGCGTGCAGAGGCCCCCTCGATGGCTAGGGAGCGAAGCATCGTCCGTAGTTTTACCAGGTCAGCCGGGGTATTGACCCAGCGGGGGCGACCCTTGGCACGGGACACTGCGCCCTTGATCCTAGCCGGCCCGGCGAGATCTACTTTGCGGTTCAGTATGTGGTAGGCCGAGGGAACTAGGTCCGCCGCGACATCGCCATACCATGCCTCGGCGGGCGTCGGGGCATACTTGACCGCGTTCGGGGCCTCCTGGCGCACGGCGTAGGCGCCCAGGTCGATAGCGGTGAACACGTCCTCGATGGATGTGTAGCCAAGCCCGTCAATGGCGTTACGCACGCGCTCTAGAATCTGCTTGATTTTCCGGAACACTTTTCCAAGAATGCCTCGGGCCTCGAACTGCCCACGCTTCCAGAACTCGTACGCGTAGGCGTTGACCTCCTGCTGGTTGCCCAGTTGGCCCAGGATGTCGGTGCCGTTCTCCGCGTCGTAGGCGCGCACGGCCTGGACGAGATTGGCGCGCAGGGGGGCGCCCTTCGCCAGCGCACGGCGCACCACGGCAATCTCGGACTTCGAGAGGACCTTGTTTTCGAGAAAGTGGAAACCCTCGTGCGCGGCAGTGGAAAGCACGTCCTTCGCGTTGTACGCCAATTCGATAACGCTCTTGAACGGGCCGATACGTGCCACTCCGACAGGGCCGCCGGCAGGCGCCTCGAATAAGCTAACTTCGAGGTCGCCGGGGGTGCCAAGGATGTGGCGCAGGTAATCGATTGCCTCTCGACCCTTGCCACTTATGGCGAGGTAGGACATGGTTTCCGCTGCAGCCTTGCTGTTGTATTCAGACACCTCACCCGAGAGCTTGGCGGATACCTGCTCCACCAGGTCGCGCAGGGGATTCGACTTCGCCTTACTGGCGAGGGTGGATGCGAAGGTGTCGCGAAACGCCTCGACTGGGTTCGGCGCGGTGGCCGCGGCGTGGATCGCGGCGGTGAGCTTCTTGGTTGTGCCCTTGTTCAGGGTGTAGTGCATCGTCGTGGCCTCGGCGTGCACGGCGTTGACGGCATCGTTCACGAACTGCTGCGGGGTGCGGGCGCTCGCCGCGGCGCGCTCGGCGGCGTACTTCGTCTCCAGGGGTAGCTCGGGGACGGACGCCGCCGGACGGGGCGTTGGGTCCGGCGCGGCGAATGGATGGTTCAGGTCAGACGTGACACGGGTTCGGGGGCCAGACCCAGCAGAAGGCTCGGGTAGGATGATCTCGGGAGTGGGCGGCGTGGCTTGCTCAGGCAGTACGATAGGCGAGCCAGCGCGGCGGTCGGCCATGACCTGTTCGGCCGTTCGAGCGAAGTCCGGCGTACCCACTAGCTTGACGCCGGGCGATGGCGGGGGTGCCTGGTCGAGAACTTGCCCCTCGGTGAGACGCCCCTTCGGCTGATACTTAGGAGTGTCGGCCAGGAGAGACTGCGTTTTGATCTGGTTGTCGAGGTCCGGGAGCCTGGCCGCGAGGGCGCGCTGTTCTTGCACAATAGCAGACATTGGCCGGCGCTGGTCCTTGGGCAACTGCGCCTCGGCTTGGAGCGTTTCCTGACGGGCGAGGAGATTTGCCTTCTCGGTCTCCAGCACGCCTACAGCGAGCCGCTCGGGCGTCGCGGCAATCTCGGCGTCTGCCTGCTGGAGCGCAGCGGCCTGCTGAGAGAGGGTTATCGCATCAACAGGTTCAGTGGGCACCTGACCGGGTCGATAGGGCAGTTGATTGAGGTCTGGAAGGGAGTCACCTACCGCGCCATCCAGGCGCGCATATGCACCCTCGGGTACGTCCAGGGGGGTAGCATCGGGGGTAACTTGGAGCGTGGGGGTGGGGGCCTCAATGCTCGGGGCCTGGGGTTCGCTCGGTTGGGTTGGTAGGGGGGCGAGGTTGTCGGGGGTTGTTTCGGGGCCGCGCATCGCGTGAATGGCACCGGTGGGAGCCCCCAGGATACCGCCACCGAGGACGCCCAGGGCGATGGAGTTCAGGTAGTCGCTGTTCGCCTCGGCGCCGGTGAGTGGCTGCCCGGCGGATGCGCGCTCGATAGCGGTCTGCACGCCCTCTGTGCCGCCTTCTAGCGCGGCGGTCTTGAGCGCCTCGGCACCGGCGGCGCGAGCTATTCCAGCAGGGCCTGCGACTTGAGCCGAGCGCGACAGGGCATTCTTGAACAGATTGAGCCGGCTAGCAAGATAAGCTTCCGGAATTACGTCGAGCGCGCCAGCCGCGGCGCCGCCGACCAATGCACGAGTCTCGGGGTTCGCTACTCCAGTTTGCAACGCCTCGGGGTAGATCGATCCGACTTCTTGCCCCACGCTGGAGCCAGCAAGGCCCAGCGCGGTGCCGGCAGACCTTAGGAACGCCTTGGTCGCAAGGTTTTCAGTAGTGCGTCCGGCGACCGCGCCGAGGCCGCGACCTACGCCGCCGGCGAGCACGGACAACATGACTTGCGGGAGCAAGTACCCGGCGCCGTACTTGGCAAAATCCATCGCACCACCGAAGTCCTTTATATCCTCGATGCGCATCGAGTTATCACCCGCTTCGGTGTTCGCTCGGTCCACCGCGCCGAGACCATAGTCCCTGATGGTGGGGCTATGCAGGGCTGTACCAGCCAGGGCGGCAAGACCCCCGCCTGCTGACTTGATACCGGCGGTGGATGCCTTGAGTCCTTTCGCAGTAGGGCCTGAAGGTTCGGGGGATTCGATCAGACTATCGGTGAGAATGTCGCCTACGGGGGTTAGGTTGTCCATTACTTGACGAGGCCCTGGGCGCGAGCCTGTGCGAGTTCATTGGGGGTTGCCGGGCGCGGCTTGCCGCTGGCGTCATTGACAAAGAAACCGCCCTTGCCGTCGGTGAACAGTCGCCCCTGGTCCCGAATATTGAGTTTCGTTACAGTGGCGTTAGCCGGATCGGTATAATACGCGTCGTTGACACCGGTAAGACCAGGCACGATCTTAATCTCCGCCTTGTCCGCGGACGCCCCCTTGCCGGTAAGCGCTTGGATCGTGCGAAGGGCCTGGGCGCGGGATGCCGCGGACTGGTTCGGATCCAGTGCGGCGCCGTACAGCGTGTCGAGACGCCGGGATTGGTTTGCGCCAAGCTGGGCTTGCTGCAACGAGAGCGCAGCGGCCTGCGCGCCGAGCTTCGCCTGGGGGGAGTCCGCCGCCTGGATGTTATCATTCAGCGCCTTGAGCGCGGCGGCCTGGAGTGTGTTATCCGCCAATGCCGGCTGCTGCGCCTGGGGGGCGTATGGATTAGCCGCGATGGATGCACCTTTCGGCCCCTGTGGGAGGGCGGCGTTCAAGAGTATCTCGTTAATGTACGCCTGCATTG